GACAGGACCGATTGGGAAGGGTCCAGCGATAGCACCAATATTATCTAAAACATTCTCAGCTCTTCCTACCGTAAGGTCTACTTCCCTGGTTAATACACCAGGAGATAATTGAGGAGTCGCCATGTTTTTCTCCTGTGATAGTTTCAGTTTAACTTGAAATATTTATTAAAACCTGTATTTTCAGTGGGGAAACGTAGCGTGAACTACCAATCTGGATATGACCAATCAACAAATGGCGTCTGTTTTTTTCTGCTTTCAACAATTCTCTTTATAGTGCAATCTTTACACTCATATGACCATGAAGATGGAACTGCCCCTCTGTCTTTTCTTGTTCTGTAAAAGTCTCCTATCAAGTTCTTAGTCTCTCCACAAACTCTACACTTTCTTTCATTAAGTAGAAGGTGTCCAAGTTTTATCTGACTATCTAAGTCCATCAGAACCATCTCCACGGGAGCATTGAATAACCTAATATATTTAATATTGGTTCAAAGGTTAGTGCTAAAAGTGTGAACATTAAAATTTCAATAAATGCTTGTTTCCATAATGGTTGCTTTAACTTCCATTCTTTAAATTTATTTGGTTTACTTGCTAAAGCATATAAACCAGATTTTTTACCAACAACTTCTGCCCACCAATTTGGATCAACAACATTACTCAATAAGTTTAAAAATCTAATCATTGATAATCCCACATATAAGACATATCACCATACTCACTAATTGATGCATTAGACCACCTATCTCCTTCAGCATCAACAAAAGAAGAGTTATCTAAACCATCATCAATAAATCCAAATGGAGCCATATCTTGTTCTATTTGATTTTTCTGCTCTTCATAAATTCTTTTTCTAACATCTTGATCAGTTAGTTCTTTGAAGTAGTCTTGAAGAACCAACCATGCATATATTACAAGACACATAGCTAGGTCATCATTGCAACCTTCTTCTGCCTCAAAAGAATTGTGTTTTGAAATAAATGTCGTTAGTTCTGATATAATATCATAGTCATTGAATACTAATTTATCTTCTTCAATCAATGCTTTAAGATTGAGAGATCCTACCTTTTTAACAGTCTTGGACATCTTGACTCCCAGTTGAGTCTTCTTACCAGAAAATCCTTGACCAACAATTTGTCCAGCACGTCCTCTCATCGAGCACATGAGAACATTCTGATACTCAAGATCATAATGTAGTAATGATGCTACTTGATCTCCAATATCATTTACTTCACATAGAATGTATGCTTGATTATAATTTCTTGCAACTTCCCATATTATATTTGGGAATAGCATAGGTTTAATTGTATTGTTCTTATACTTTGCTACTATCTTATGTGGAAACTCAGTTATATCTACAACAACGAAAGCTGAGTAATCTTCACTAACTCCCCTAGCAACGTCTACTGTAATAATATAATCATGCCCTTCTTTTGGTTGTTCGTAAATATCGAGTCCTGCATTTTGTTTCAATGGATTATCATAAATCATTGATCGCAATTTACTTGGAGATATTAGTGTATCAATAGATCCTAAGAACTCACACTCAAACTCAACCTTGAATTGCTGTTCTGACGTGTTAGCAATCGTTTGTTCTTTCCACTTTGCATCACGTCCAGGAACCTCCGACCAATGAACGTCAGTTGGTACATATTCATTCTTACTCTTCTCAGCATCATGCCACATACGGTAGAAGTGATTCATACCGTGTGGAGTAGATACAATAATTACTTTGGTACTTTGACCAGACGTAATAGTAGGATAAACAGAGGCAAAGAACGAGTCAGCAATGTGATTTGGGACGAACGCGAACTCGTCGAGAAAGAGGATGTTGAACGACATACCTCGGACAGCACTCGCAGACGTAGAAGCAGCCAGTATTTTGCTCCCATTTTCCAGCTCCAAAGATCCTTTGTTCCATGCTATTATACCCTGCTGCATCCACTTGGGTAAGTTCTCGTATGCAGTTTGTAATCTGCCTAAAAGTTCCCTTGCGGTGGCTGCCTTGTTAGCAAGGATACCGATATTAACACTATCATTAAAAACTGCATAATGAAGAAGATAAGATACCACAGTCGTAGACTTACCAGTCTGACGAGGCATCTTACAAATATTGAATCTGTTTTCATGGAAATTTTTTACTAGTTTTTCTTGAAATGGATACATCTCAAAAGGAACTAGACCCTTGTCCAATGAAACAATTTGTACATAATTTTTAGCAAAATATACAGGATCTTCTTTACACTTTAAAAACTCAAGAACTTGTTCTTGTGTAAATTCAATTTGCGTATTTGCTTTTTTTAGATTAGGATTACCAAGATATACGTCACTCATACTAAAAAATTATCCTTGATATACTACTGATGTTGCGTATACATCTGATGCAGAAGAATATATCAAATCTGTTCTATCTTTATGCACAATAATAGGTTGATTACCAGTCACATGCATACTTCCAGTTGTGACTCCAGCGCCCGTTCTTACTTCAACAATACGATCTGACGAATGACTGTGTTGGATCATTGCATATTCTGCACCAACACTACCGTATGTTGATGATGCTGGAACTGAACTTCCAGAACCAGCATTTACTTGTACAGATTCTCCTAAAAGTTTTACTACTAACATATCAGCAATTCCAGGCTCTAAGGGACTTATTGATTCTGCTATCTGGATCAGATGCGGTCTTCTTAGAAGTTAGTTTCTTCTTCATACCTTTCATTCTTGCACAGAATGATGCTCTTCTCTTATTTCCAACTTTTTTTGAGGGTGCTTTAAGGTCAGAACCAGGGTTCTCTCTTTCGTAAGACTTACGTCCTTTTTCATTGAGACCCCCCTCAGGGTTCTTACCCGACTTTTTTGTCCAAGCAGCTCCTTCCTCTAGATCAACTTCTTCTGCATATAAGAAAGTTTCACCAGGTTCTTTTTCAATAACGGAAGTGTACTTGACTTTAGATCCAGGATAAATTCCTTGCATCTGTGCTTCGACTTCTGTTCTTGATGGAAGTTTTGCCTGGGGGAAGAACATTTTTAAGACATATGTTCTCCCTTTCCAGGTCACAACAACCATCATAAGATTGCCGATCTTTGAAGGGATCCTTGTTGCTTCGTCAATATTAGACATTATTGAAAAGACTCTTTTTATTTATTTAGTAGAGACTTCAGTTCGTCAATCTGCTTCTGTTGATCCTTAACGGCTTCAATCAGAAGAGCAACCATATTCATATATGCAACGGACTTAACTCCAAGTGCATCTTCATAAACAACATCAGGTACAATCTTCTCAACTTCTTGTGCAATAACACCTAGACAATGATCTCCAGTTTTCTTGTGATCATATTCAACACCACGAAGTTGCTTAACTTTTTCAAGTGCATCTTCAATAGTCTCAACGTTTTCTTTGAGTCTCTCGTCAGAGTTTGCAGTAACAGTACCAGAAGCAGTCAAATTACCAGTAGAATCAACGAAAGTTAAATTAGATGATGTAGTTGCTGTATTTGTTGAATCTTTAAATAAAACCTGGTTTGCACTACCAACATCATCAATATCGCCACCAGCCTCAATTGTAATAGTACCTCTTGTTCCAGTAACAACACCAACCACTGGTCCTACAAAATCAAGGATTGTAAGTCCGACACCAATAAGATCTTGAGTGGTATCTCCTCCAGTTTGTAGACCAACACCACTGATAACATCACTCAAACTAGAACCATCACCAGAGAAGTTATTTGCAGTTACTGTACCATTAATTGTTATATCATTAGGGAATCCTAGAATTACTCTTCCTTCATTTCGGGTAACTGTGATTTCATCTGTTGTTCCATCAACAGCCATCACCGCACCGGTGGTGTTGCTTGCAAGTCCAATATATCCACTAACACCATCATACTCAACATCAAAATGCTCACCAAAGAATGCTGCTACACCAGGATCACTCGATTGAGAAGTAGCATATGAAACATTAGCAGAAGTAACAATACCAGTTANTCTACCATATTCATCAACCTCTATTTCAGAAATAAATTCATTTTCTCTAGTGGTCGAACTAGCATATGAAACTGCTACTTGTGCTAGATTAATATCATCATCATTAACAACAATTGCAGTAGAATCTAAACTTACAACATCAAATCTATTAGAAATTTTGACCAGACCTTTACCAGCCTGCAGTTCACCAGGACTAGAGAACTGGGTAAATTCCAGTGCGCTAACACCGATAGAAACTGGTTCTTTGGTAATCA